ACTTCTAACTCACCAACAGTTAATATGTCATCGTCCGCCATACAAATAATTTTTCTTGCAAATTTTTCTACCTTTCCTAAGTCAATCATCCTCTCACCTCCTATTCGAGAAAATACTCAATGAGCATTATACGGTCCGGCGCTCCTTCTCAAATTTAATGAGGTCATCTTCAGAAATGCGGTATTCTCTGCCAATTTTGACAGCCGGAAGCTTCTTCTGGCGTATCCACTCCCATACGGTAATCAGCTTCACACCGTATCTGTCAGCCACCTCTGCACACTTATACATCTTTGACAATTTCTCACTTCCTTTCTTGGTGTAATGTGATATACTCCTTTATAGGAGGTGTAAAATGAAAAAAGATAAAATATCTGAAATTTCCGAAAAAGTAACACAAGAAGTTGTGGAGGAATTTGAAATTGAATTTCAAAAAAATCTCAAGCTGCATCACGATGACCTTCCTGGATTCGCAAATGCAAATGCCCTTCATGATTCCATACCTTTTCTCGTTTCATCTATCACGGAGAAAATATTAAAAAACCTATGAAACATATCCGTTTTTCTTTCCCGTGACAATCGCTTCTTTTAAAAGCTGAATCTTTTTTTGCTGACTCTCAGTTTTTTGCTTGAGGTCAGCAATTTCTTTTCTCATTTCTTGCAGCTCTTTTCTTGAAATAAACAGTTCCTTCCGCCTCCTCCCATAAAAAAACTTGCGTTTACTTCGGTTTACAGTTATACTTGCAACATGCCTATTGGCGAAGGAAAGGCTGGTGGATATATTGACCAAACTTTTGAATTTGCCTGTTCCCTTAACGCATAATCTTCACTTGCTGATACCTAGACAGTTGAAACAGGTCAAATGTAGCTCTGTGTGTCTTACCAGCGATTAGGCATGTCGCAGAACCATAACTGCAAAAGTGGTAAGGTGCTTGATAGAAACGCTTGGCTCTATCAAGTGTGGTGAAAACCTGCAAAGTACATAGGGTAAATAAATTTGGCATTGAGCCGTCCGAGATAGAGCCTCGGGCGGTTTCTTTGATATGTACAGAATTTCTCCCTAAAATACTTGCGTTTACTTCGGTTTAGTGATATACTATGTTTACCAGACGAGGTATATCACCAAACCGCATACCTTCTTTGAGTTACTGTGTTTTACCGAGGTATGAGTATACTATACCACTTTATACCGCAGTAGTCAATAGTTTTTATTGCGTTTTGACGATGTATTTTTTTAATACAATTAGGAGGTGGCATTTGTGTACGAAATATTTGAAAAATTATTAAATGCTCGGGGTATTACAATCTATAAATTTTGTAAAGAAACTGGAGTTTCAGAATCAACCATATACACATGGAGAAAAAAGAAAACGCAATGTAATGCGAAGCTACAAAAAATTGTGTGCGACTACTTTGGAGTTACAGCGGATTACCTTATGACAGGAAAAGAAAAAGATGCTGATTCTAAATACTATTTAAATAATGAAACTGCTGCCATTGCTCAGAACATCTTTGAAAATAGGGAACTGAGGTTATTATTCGACGCAGCCAAAGACGCAGAACCAGAAGATCTGGAGACTGTGCACAGTATGTTATTAGCACTCAAGCGAAAGGAACGTGGAAATATTGATTGATATTGATTATCATATCGAATTTATCCGCTTTCCGTCATGCAAGACCCACGAAGCTGTTACATTAAACGAGGACGGGAGCGCAACCATATTTCTCAATCGGAATGATACAAAGGAAATGCAAACGAAACGCTTCTGGCATGCCATAAGACATCTAAAGGGGGACGACTTTGAAGAGGAAAATGTCCAGAACATAGAAGAGAAGGCACATGGAGGGGAATAATGAGTATAAAGGGAACAACGAAAGAACTTTTTATAGGAAGAGCTGGAATCAATATCTTGACATTATTTGCTAAACAGATATCTATTGATTATTCAGAAATGAAACGGATAGATTATTGCATGGCTACACGCAAAGACGCCGGATACATGAATTTTATTCTAAAGGCTGGAAGAGTGGAGCCGTTCCCTTTTCCATTTGGGTCTAATGACTTAATCGTAAAAACAGTAAATTATATTAAGGAGAATGTTCCGGATCTGCTGTTGGAAGAACATGAGATAGACGAAAAGAGCAAGACATTGAATGTAACCATTGATGCCACTTTTGGTTTTAAGGAAATGGGGCTACCATCACATATCACGATCAGCCAGTCTCCCAATGGAAATATTTACATGAACGGAAATACGGCCCTGTATTACTCTCTGGTTGAATATACATGGAACGGAGCAGAATATGAGACATTGACCAATTCCACAACAACTGGTAAAACCAATTCGACTACCAAGAAAAAAGGGAAATCTTTAAAAATCGGGGCCGGAGCCATAATAGGAAGTGCCATAGCTGGACCGCTGGGTATGGCAGTTGGAGGTGCAATGGGAGCCGGGAGTAAAGGAAAATCAACGACCCAAGGGAATAATATCTCCAACACCTCCCAACGTGTCCGGAATATCGAAAAGAACACCATTGCAAATTTGTCATTCCGCTCTCTGGAAGATGGAACTGTATACAATTTAGCGTTTAATTGCAATACAAAAATTGATTCGCAGATAAGATGTTTAAAGCAAACACTTCAAAAAGAACAGATAACCAATGATATCTCGCAATCCCTGGAGGGAATAAAAGCGCTGAAGGAACTTCTCGACATGGGAGTAATAACGCAAGGAGAATTTGAGCAAAAGAAAAATCAATTATTAAATATGTAAAACAAAACCGCCCCGGCGGCAACCGGAACGGCTTTTAGATAGATTCTCTTACCAGGTTTACCCGGAAAGATAATTCAAATCGACACTTGAATTATACCATCTCCGGCGCGTCCTGGCAAGGGGCGTATTTTTTATACACTTTTTTGGAGGTGGACATATGATATTCTGTTGTTATGGACGTAAATCTGTGTACTCTGACCGCTCCGATTCCGTGGATAACCAGTTCCGTATGTGCCGGGATTACGTCAATGTCAAATATGCCGGCCAGGTGGACGACTTCCGGGCCTACTCCGACGAGGATTTCACTGGGGCCAACACTAACCGCCCGGACTTACAGCGGCTTCTGGAGGATATCCGGTCCGGCGGCGCAGATGTCCTTATCGTTTACCAACTGGACAGGCTGTCCAGGGATGTCCGGGATTTTGCCAATATCTACGCCACCCTGGAGGAGCATCGGGTGAAATTCGTATCCATCAAAGAAAACATTGATACATCCACGCCCATTGGCCGGGCCATGATGTATGTGACCGTAGTATTTGCCCAGATGGAAAGGGAAACTATCGCCGCCAGAGTGACCGACAACATGATCGGCCTGGCCAAAAAAGGCTACTGGGTCGGTGGGAACCCGCCCGTTGGATATGTCCGGGACCGAATCATCGTGGACGGGAAAAAGCACTGTGCCATTACGCCGGATCCAGAGGGGGCCAAATATGTGACCTGGATTTTCGACTCTTTTATCCAGTTTGGTGGTAGCATACAAAAGATGGAGACGCAGTTTAAGCACAAAGGCATACGGACGCAGCGGGGCGGATTTTTCTCCGCTTCGCAGCTCCACAAGATCTTGACCATGCCATATTGCGTAGAGGCTACACCGGAGGTATACGACTTCTACCAGGCCAAAGGATGCATCATGGACCCGGGATCCCCACGGGAAAAATGGGACGGCTCCGTCGGTGTCATGGTCTATGGCCGCACCACGGAGAAAAATAAGAAACACGAATTACAGCCCCCGGACCAGTGGAGGGTGTGTCTGGGCGTCCACAAGCCCTTTATGCCAGCCGAAAAGTGGCTTGCGGTACAGGCCCGGTTTGCCCAGAACCAGCGTTTTAAATCCGCCCGCTGGCCGTCTCCTCTCTTAAAAGCCGTGATCCGGTGCAAGTGCGGCGCGCTTATGTCAATCGGCCGCAAGCAAAAAGTGGACGAGTCCGTCTCCTCCGCGTATTACTGCCCCAAACGGACGCGACAGGGTGCAGATGTGTGTGATATGAGACAGATCAAGTGCGAGACCCTGGACGCAAAGGTCGTTAATATCCTCCGCGCAGTCGAGCAAGATAATACCGCCATCCTCCGATACGTCCAGAAGGACCAGGACACCACCGCCGGGCCCGATCCCAAAAAGATTTCTGGCCAAATAAAATCCTGTGAAGCAAAAATTGAGAAGCTGGCGGCCTCGCTGGCCCTGGCCTCTGGCTCCGCTGCGGCAAAATACATCATCGCAGAGATGGAGCGGCTTGACCTGGAGATACAGGCCCTAAACCGGGAATACAGCATAGCCGCATCGGAGGAACGGAAACGCTCTGCTGCCCAGGTATCCACACAGGAACGAGCAAAAATCATCAGTGAGAAGATGCGAAACTTTGATGGGTTTACGGCAGCCGAAAGGAATGCAATCGCCCGAGAAGTAATAAAGAAGTGTGTCTGGGACGGTGAGACCCTTTATGTTGAGCTCTAAACCTCTCTTTTTTATATTGCGTCCTTCCGGTCTCATACGCAAAGCCGCCCGTATCAGCATCCCGATCCCAATGGCTCCCTGGCCTTCCCCGTTGGCGTTTCTTGTTTCCAGCCGTACCAGGTTCTCAATGTGGGCCAGCTTTAGTTCCGCTGAATCCTCAATGGTGATCACCCGCTCTTCTGGAGGGATAAACTCCGAAAGAGCGTTTAAAAAGGTCGTCTTTCCTGCCCCCGTGCCTCCGCTGACAAAAATATTGTAGCGGGCCGCTGCCAGGGTCTTTAAAAGGTCCGCCGCCTCCCTTGTGACGCTCCCGTATTCCAGGAGCCGGTCCATGGTGATCGGATCCGGGAATTTCCGGATCGTGAGGATCGGTCCGTTTAATGCCACCGGCTCCAGCACCACATGGACCCTCGAACCGTCCTCCAGCCTGGCATCCACAATGGGAGACGCCGTATTGACCGTCCGGTTGACCCGGCTGACGATCTGCCGGATCAGCTCCAGAAGCTGTTCCCGGGATTCAAAGGATTTTTCCCATCTCCGGATCCTCCCTTCTGTCTCCACAAACACCTCCTCCGGGCCGTTGACCATGATCTCCGTGATTCCCGGGTCGTCCACCAGCTCCTGCAGGATATCCAGCCTCCGGAAGGAATCGAACAGCTCCTTCTGAAGCCTCAGCCAGTCCCTGAGAGCCCGGGG